ACCGAAGTCTCCTATAGTTTATTCCCGTGTTTATATTTATTATTATTGGGAATATTTTAGAAGAGGGACCGAAGTCCCTCTAATACGCAATACCTAAATCTATTTATGCAAACCTATTTTTCTTCATAAATAGTCATAGCTGAATCTCTCCTATGTTAGATTTAGAAGGACTGGGTGTTGCTGCACCGTGAGTCCTATTTCTATTTATAAAAAAAGGGAGGCCGAAGCCTCCCTAAGTTCTTGTTTTTTATTATTGTTATCACAAATGTGATACCTCACATGAGGTTGGTCACGAGAACTCTACGATAATAAACATTAGAATCTTTAGTTAGTGCACCTGCACCTGCATTTGCACCTTCTGCGAATGGGTTAGCAACAACACCATAACGTGTTTTGAAGCCAATCTTTGGATGGAACTGATCCTGATCCACTGCACGAACCATCTGGAGTGGAACATATGGACAATAGAACAGACCAGCATCGAATGGACCTGAACCTTTGTAACCAACAACCATATAGTTTTCACCTGTTGCATATGGGTCAATGTAAACTCTCATACGACCATTGAGAACGCCAGCGAAGGTGTTGCCTGTATCATCTACATTGAGTTGGTTTGCATTTAGTGCAGGAGCATAATCGAGAATACCCGCCATCTGAAGAGCAGAAGCCACATCAGAAGAACAGATAAGAACATTACCTTTCCCTCTACGTGTATCTTTTGCAATTTTATTGGATTCTCTTTCAACCTGGAACATTAGACCTTTGAACTTCTCAACAGACCAACGACCATTTGAGTCGGTGTCTAGATCGAAGATACCAGAAGTAGTTGTACCAGTTGTAGCACCTTGTGATGCAGTTACGTAGATTGTACGAACAATTTCACGGTTAATTTCAGCAAGGATTTCAGAAGAAAGAATATTTGCTAGTTCAGTTTCAGCATCTAGACCATGAACTGCTTTTAGGTCTTGTGCTAGTTCCATGGTGTATTCTGCTTTGAGTGCACGTGACTTAGCAGTAACGGCAACTTTTTCAATTGAGAAAGCCATTTCAGGGAATGCAACTGTTGAGTTACCGAGTTGTTCAGCAACTGTAGTTGTCATACCATCAGCGAAGTTATATAGACCTGATTCGGCTAGGTTTGAAGTTTGAGTTGTGTTACCTGGAGTAGAACCAACATGCTTATCACCGAGTGTATTTGCATCACCAGCAACAGTAGCGAATGCAGTATTAACTTCATTATAGAAGGTTTCGGTATGTGTCTGGTTAGCATAACGTGCTCTCATTGCGAAAATGAGACCTGTTGGACCAGTCATTGGCTGAACACCGCAGATATCATATGCAATTAGGTTTGGCATTGCACGACGTACTAGAGAAATAAGTACGGGGTCAAAGATATCAACTGAACCATCACCAGCAGTTGAAGAAGAAGCTGCCATTGCGTTGACGGGTGTTTCAACTAGGAATTGGTTTGAGTAAGCTGCATTTTCACGAAGAGCTGTTTCAGTATTTTCGAGAATTGCTGCAGTTACGTTACGCTTATGAAGGTCTTTAATTGGTGAAAGATCTTCATGTTCTAGAATTGGTTTCCACTTTTCTACAAGATTTTCTGTTAACATTTCTTAAGTTCTCCCTAATGTTTTTTGGGTTATTATTATTTATCTTTTTGTAGTTTTTGAGATTGCTTTAGCATAATTAGCGATATGTGGAGTTGAGAAGGATGGTTTTTCTGCTTCTTCTTCAATTTCCACTTCTTCATAGAGTGTTGATGGTTGGGCTTGAATACCGAAATAATTTTCTTTAATGATTTCAAGTTTACGACGATATGTTTCATCATCCATATCGGAATCAACACTTTCAGCTAATGTGCGAAACTTATCAACCTGAGTAAGTGCAAGACCTTCAGAAACTTCATCGAAAATATCTTCTTTAGTTTGATCTTGAAGCATTTCAACCAATTCAATGTTAGCATTCACTTGCTCATTTAATTCATTTTCTAGTTCTTCAACTTTCTCCGCAAGTGCTGAAACAACATCAGTTTGTTCTTCAGGGAACTGTACATAGTGTTGTTCAAATAGGTTGCGAAGACCATAAATGAAGCTTTCACTGAATTCATTTTTTAGAGAAGATTCAATGGCGACTTCATTTTCTTTTGCCCATTCTTCAGCTACATAAGATACATAATCATCTAGCTGTTCAGTGAGCTGTTCTGTAAGTTCTTCATACTGTTCTTCTAACTTCAGTTCAAACTGTTCTTCAAGTTCTACAAGATGTTGATTAACTCTTGCATGTACAGCAGCTTCGAATAATGTTGCTGCCTTTTCTTGAAATGCTTCTGATAATTCTTCAGAACCAAAAAGTTCTGAGACATCTTCTTTTACTGCTTGATTGAAAGGTAACATAGCTGCTTTTGCATCACCTTTCATTGCTACTGATGCACGATTATTATCTGCTGCATCATCGGGAATATTTTCTGCTTCTTTACCGATTAGGTCTAGAGCTTGAGTTAGAAAATGTGAAAGATCTTGTTGATTCATTCCAGCCATTGCATTGACCATTGTAGACATCATTGCAGTCTTAGATGAATCAGCTGCATAGGATGGTTTGGTATCAAGAGTTTCTGCTGCTGCAGTTTCTTCTTTCATTTCCTCTTTGTCGTCATCAACTTTCATGACGTCTTTTGGATCTAATTTTACCATTTTGCCTTCCTGTGTTTTTACTACACATTTTCCTGATTTATTATCATGTCGAACGTAGGTGCACATTTGCTTGTCATCGCCAATATTACATTCTACGGTATCACCTTTCTTGTGATCTTCTTTATAATCCATTGAGTGGTTCTCCTTGGTATTTTTAATTAATATTTATAATTATAGTGTTTTTAAATACTTATCGAAGTATGAAAGCATTTGTTCTTCTAATTGAGTTTTAGAAAGTTTTTTCATTTCTTTTTTAGCTTCTTCAACCCATTCACCTGTCTTTTCACAATATACCCATTCAGCATTTTCCATAATACCTTTTACAAATGCTTGTGGTGCAGATGGATCAGCAACAATATCTGCTGCTGTTACAAGACGGAAATCCTCTTGTACTTCCATAATTCCATTCTTACCTTCTTTCAAAGAACCAAGACCTCTTGTGGATACACCTAGATTTGCTCCACCTTCAAGTAATCCTTTTGCGATATTACCCATAGGTGTTTCTACAATTCTAGCTTTACCGTAGACTTTACCACCATTACTCATTTCTAGAGTCTCAATTATATGAGAAACACGGTCAAGATTGATCTGTGGTCCTTGTGGATGATTTAGTTCACCATAAGCTCTCTTTTGGTTCACTACCTCATTCATATAACGATTTACTTCTTTTTCCATAATTGGTTTAGAATAAATTCGTCCATTACGATTAGGTGTATCATATTGCATGAAAACCCCTTCAATGAAAAGGTTCTTCTTGCCATCTTCTTTTTCTTCAGTGATACAACTGATATCCTCTTGAAGCTCTAAAATGAGTTTCATGTAACTATTTCCTCTTAGTATGTTTTGTCAAATGTGCCTTCTTTTTGTAATTCAATCATGATATATGCACTACCACCAGCAGGATTATTCAATTCAACAACTAATGACCCATCTGAATCCTTATTGATCATGTTTCCATTACCAGCATAATCTTTCCATCCAGTAGAATCATAGACACCAATAGTATTGGCTCCTCTTTTAACTACCCAATACATACCATTACCAGATGAACTACCAAACCAAACTTGTTTGATAGATGCACCTGTTAAAACTTCATCACCTGTAGCAATATCTGATACAGAACTATTACCTGCTATTGTCCATGTAGTATTAGCATCTGCATGTAATGAAACAGATAAATTTTTTCTGTTATGAATAATAGAATTAGCCATTAATCTTCAACCTTTTTTGGCAAACCTTTGTGTTTGGTTTCTGCAAAATCACGTAATTGTTTTTCTGACATCGAATCAGCTAACTTTTTTACCGAATCAGATGCATCTGGAACTGATTCAGGATCTCTTTTATAACGTAGAGCAATTGCCATCAATTTCTGTTGAGCAACACTCATTGCTTTCTCAAATAAATCAAATTGTTCATAAACATCTTCATGCTCTCGCATCGCTACCATTGCTGCAACAGATGGTTCTGGTAAAGCAAGTGAATGATGATTTAAAGGCCCATGATGAACATGTACTTCACCCTTATATCTGATTCTATGCATTTCTTTTATTGGATGGGAATCAATTAAAGTACCCTTTACAGGAATTCCAGTTTTAGGATGCATGAAAGATACTTCATCACCTGACTGGAAAGTTTCATCTAACTGAGTATCTTCATAAACTTTTTCATCTTCACCAGGATTGTATCCATGTCTATCTTTACCACGATCTATTTCAGTAGTAGAACCTTTGAATAACTTATCATACTGAGAATCAGCAAACATATTTGGAAATAATTTGGAAATATGCTTGTCTTTAAATTTCTTCTCATCTGGAGATTTTGGTTCATAAACCTCATTAATGATATTTTTAAATGACTTAGCCATTATCGGTTTCCTTATCGCTTTTCTATGAAGCTTAAGACTCAATTTCCGCGTCGTGTTGCTTTGCGATTTTCTGATGTGTATCATATGCATTCTTCAAAGCTTTACCTGCTTGTGTATTGAATCCCATCATCGCACCACCTGCAATTGTGGCCAATGGATGACCACCAGTAGCTAAACTAGCAGCAACCGCGCCACCTGCAGCTCGTGCTCCAACTATAGTTTGCAGCTTCAGATAATTTTTCAATGCTTTATGAAATTTAGGGTGTAGCAAAGCTTTTAAATTACTATGAAGGCTGGCTTCATCGAGCATCAGTTCGTTCATGATGGCTTCCTGTTCCTCTTCGGAAAGGTGACCATATTGCTCATGGAACTCAGCAAAGAAAGCTTCAGTCTCTTCTTCCTCAGTCAGCTCTACTGACATCAGTGAGTTCATGATTTCTAGTTGTTCTTCAACTGGTAAATGACCATATTCTGCATGAAACTCTTCAAAAAATGATTCTGTGTCATCTTCTTCAGTTGTTTCTGCAAAATAATTTTCAGCTACTTCAACTTTTTTACGCTCAATGATTTCATGAACTTTGTTTTTGATAAGTTCATTAAAAGTTTCTTTCATATCATATGGTTTTTTCTCTAAAGATTCAACCACAAGTTTAGTTAGATTGTTCTTGTCCATTTTCTGGCTCCTGTTCTTGTTGTTGCTGTTGCATCATTAATTCTTGATTGTACTGAGGGTTCTGCATTTCCATTGCGATCTCCTCATCCATTTTTTCAATATCCTCATCATTTTGTTGTAGAATATTCTTTCGAATCCATTCATGTGAATAGTATTTACCTGCATAATCATCAACATCTCTCAAACGAACAAATCTTTCATTCATAATTTCCAATTCTTTTAATTCAGTGAAATAGTTATCTCGTAAGAAATGGAAACGAATGTATTTCTTAATTTGTTGCCAATCATCAGGTGTTGCAATTTTCTTTAATACTAATTGTTTTTCAAGTGCAGATAAAAATAAATTTGAAAACTTTGAACGTACTCTATCAATAAATTTAGAAAAATTGACTTCATCTCTTGTAATTTCAGTAGCTCTACCTAAATTATATACAGAATCTGGTTTCATTCTTGTTAATGGTACTTGTAATGACCTATATAACCTATCTTGAAAATATTCAACAGATTCAAGTAATTGTGATAATTGTGTACCACCTTGTAATACAGAAATTTCTGTTCCACGACCACCTTCACGTCTTGGTAGCCAATAATCTTCTAACATAGTCATAAATTTACGATCATCTTTAATTTCACCAGTATCAGCATTATATGTAAGTCTATTTTTATATTTAACCATCATATCACGAACATATTGTTCAGCTTTCATTTTAGGTAAATTACCAACATCAATATAAAAAATTCTACGTTCTGGTGCACGAGATAAATGATAAATCAATGATGCATCCTCAAGAGCCCTAAGTTGATTTAATGGTTTAATTGATGGATGCAAATATGATAAAACCATGATATTATTTTGATCCATAATTCCTGATGTAGTATGAATTATAGAATCTTTTTGAATCTTCAATCCAGAAGTTCCTTGATTTGAAAGAATGGCTTTTGAACCATAATTCAAACCTTTATCATGATACATATAATATTCAGCTTTAGTTGTTTGTAAAGTAGCTCCAGTTTTAGGATCACCTTTTTTATCAACTTCACGAATTTTTCTAATTTTTCGTGGATCAATATATCTAAGTTCTTTTAATCCTTCAGCTGGAGCTTTATCATCAATAATAGCATGATAGTAACTTCTACCATCAATATACCACCTTTTAAAAATATCATACCCTGAATTTCTGAAATCAAGTAAATCAAGAACATTTTTAAATTCTTGTGTAATTACTTTTTTTACATTATCATTGATTTCTAAATCATCAAGAATGATTTCTACAGGGCTATCACCATCTTCAACAACAATAGATTCATTAACAACTTCATTAATTGCTTTGTCAATTTCAGGTTGTAATGACATTTCTCTATATTTAGAAACAAGTTCTGCTTCAGTTCGAACAGTTCCATCCAAATCAACATACGTACCGAAGGTGCCACCAGCTGCAACAGTGACGGCACCATCATCTTTTACTTCAGGAGTGAAAGATTTTAATTCTTTCTTTTCCTTACCTTTTGTACGTTCAATACTAAATCCAAAAATTTCCATAAAATATTAATTTCCTTATGTAAAAGATGATGCAGCACTTGTTGGTAGAGGTAGTGTTGTTCCCTGTTGTACGCCAGTATTAAAACGATTATTAACAGAGTCAATCCAGTAATCAATAGCAAATTCTACATCAAATTGTTCAACTTGGTCGATAGCTTCCCAATCTAGTGGAATTGCATCAATAGAAACAGGGAAAATACCAATGAATCGATATGTTTTTAATTCTTCACCTCTTTTACCATAATGAATAACATCTGCATCTATTTTATATGATTTAGGATCATTAGTAACTTGACCATCCATAATATTAGTTTGATGGTCATTGAGATTTCGATGCCAATTTTCTAGAGATGAACGAATATTAAAATCTTCATCGTTCATTACAGTAATGTTCCAGTTAGTATATACTCTATCACCAATCAATTTAATTCTACGACCAAAATATGGAATTTCAACTTGACCTAGAATTGATGGTGGAACCTGAGTAGCTTTTGCAACAAATTCTAATTTACGACCTTGACCAGATGCAGAACCTGGCCAATCTGGTAGTGATACTTTGAACAGGGATGGTCTTGCACCACCTGAAGCAAGTCCTTCTGCTTTAAAATCTTCGATATTGAAAGCCATTTATGACTCCTTTTATT